CGACGACCCCCGGGACCACCGGGTTTCGGCTTCGGTCCGTATGCTCCCGGTATCACTACCGGTTCTTCCGCTACAAGATCCGAACGCTGCGGCTTCGGTATATGCCCGCTGTCCATCTGTGCAATTATTCTGAGCACATCGGGGGGCAGTGATGTTTGATTCAGTGCCTTCTTCACACCAACGGCCCGATTATGTATTGCCTTGTCAACCATCGCTACAATTTCGTCACGGATCTTGTCATGAGCCCGTAAGTTTAAAGAGTTGACGGGAGGAGACCACGCCCTCAAAACGTACTCACGCAGCGGGTAAGGACCCGGAGGCCAACGAGGTGGTCCTCCAACAAAGAACACCCTCCCATCAACAAGTTGTAACTGAATACTCGGATCCACCTTGATTTTTGTGTCGGGGTCAAGTAGCAGCAGCCTCATGAGTTCTGGTTCATACACCGCATCCTGAACAGAAATACTATCTTTATACGTGCCCCGGTCTCTACCCCTCGCCGGAGGATTCGGTAAATTCGGGTCCGCTCCTGCCTTTAGGAGTAGCTTGACGATTTCCTTTCCTGCCGGATGCTCCCAACGATGTACCGCCTCACGAATCGGTCGGGAAACCACCCAATCTTTAGTGGTATCTAACGCATTCGGGTCAACCCCCGCCGCCAAATCTGCCTTCACTCCCTCAACGTTAAGGTATTGAGCATTCCTAGACAGAGAGTACGGCGTGCCTGGAGGAGGAGCCAGCGGTGCTGCACTTGACATCTTATACTTATACTTACTTCCGACTTTTCCTGGTCTTCCGGGCCTTCCCCTTCCCCTTACGCTTCCACGTCCGCCGTCTTGCTCCTGTCCGCATTCCACGCAGAATATCTGCCGCCTGTGACTCCTGCGAGGCATCATCTCCTGTCCTCCGCCTCTTTTCTCCCGAAGAAGCAGCAGGGGCCTGGGCTTCGTCCGTAAACACCACAGGGGTCAGTTTGAATACCTTCTGCTTCGTTCCCTTCTGACAATGATCTCCACTTACAATATTTATAGGGTTCCCATACCGGTTCACTCCTGGAGTTTTCTGGACATTCTGTGCTGAAGCGACATTGGCCAACTCTTCCTCCGTCTCCTCCAGGTCATAAATCTTAAAGTCCTGTAGAAGACCCTGCTCTAACTGATATAACCAAACTAAGAAATTGCCATTTCCCTGGACGTAGTAGTATCTCCGCACCATATCCACATCTCTCTCGTAAGGTGCTCCATCCAGTTCTTTATTGCACTTGTGCCGAACCTGCGATCCGTCTTTTACTCCCTTTGATATCGTATCCAGCGGTAGTGTAAAATACGACTCCTTCGCCTTGAAAATAATAGACCACGATTTCGATAGAAGCGAAAGTATCGGCACCTCTTCGTTCTCTTCAAAGTCATATACTTTCTGTTTCTTGTACTGGATTTTCATGACTTCGAACACGATGGGGGGGTCTGGGTCTGGAGCATACGCCGGAAGTTCGCGAACAACAGGAGGAGCAGCAGGAGCAGGGTCAGCACGCCCAGGAAAGAGTTGTTGCAATCCTGGAGGGGCAAGATCGGCCGCCGTGTGCATATCATCGTCCAGGATCGTAGGATCTGCCCCCTTTCGTAAAAGGAGTTCAATCGCATGCTCGTATCCTCCTTCGGCAGCTTGATGTAGAGCAGTTCGTCCGTGATCGTCCTGGGCGTTAAGATTCTCACGTTCTGCGAGAAGTGCTTCAATGATCTCTCCCAGAATCTCTGTGTTGTGACTGTGGGCTGCTATATGGAGTGCAGTCGCTCGACTATGATTCACCATCGTTAAATCCGCTCCACGAACAAGCAGTTCCTGCACGACATCAAGTTTCTCCTCAGCCACAGCATACATGATAACAGTCCGTAAGTTTTCTTCGTCCTGGGCGTTGACATTCGCACCAGCAGCCAGCAGTTCTTTCACCTTATCCAGTTCCCCACGCCTTGCAGCAGTTAAAAGCTCTTTATTCATTGTTTCATGATCTCGGGGAACAGGAACAACTGGTTCGTTCCCTTCCATTATATATACAAAACGGATACTCTTTCTTTTGAAGAAATATAGGTCATCCCAGGATGGAACGCTGTAAACACGACGACTGTCGCAAGAAGGCTTACTCTGCCATGAAGTGCCGATGCGGCAATGTCTACTGCTCCCTCCACAAACCCGATACCGTCCATTCATGTTCCTACGATTACCGTGCGGAACATCAACGTGCTTTGACTGACCAGAATCCCCGTGTTGTGGCCCCTAAACTTAAAGACCCATTAACCGAATGTAATATGCCTCAATAAAATGATTAGACCGTTTCTCCGATAGACGGTTATCCAGGTCGGTATACAGATGCGCAATCGTCTTCTTTTTGTCTTTGCTAGACTGTCGGAGAATTGCTGGGTGCTTGGTCAGATAATCCAAGAACAACAAAGCCCAGCCTATACACCATCCGAATTCGGTGTCTCCCTTGAAGCGCTGCAAGTATACGCATTTGGCACGGTCTACACATGCAGAGTTCACTATATAGACAGGTCGTCCAGCGTGTTTGCTGAACTCCTTTTCCATATCCTTCTGCATGCTCGGAGAAATATCACGGAGATTCCGCATATCGAAAAAGTAAATATTAATACGATCTCCCTCATGAACTGCGAGGGAACACACTACGTGGCGAACAAAGGCTCCTAATACATCATTTGGCCCCACATCATATCCCGTGAAAAAAATTATTGGCTTCGCAGCGTACCTCAACGCATACCGAAGCCCGGCATATACCGTTGTTGGTTCCTTGTTGTAGTTGAAAAATTCAATGTCGCAGTAATTACGGGGATTGAAGGCGTAATGGTATGCCTCCGACTTCCGCAATTCGAACTTCTTGTCTATATTTTTCTTTTCAGCCACTTCCGTGGGATGTGGACGGAGATGCTCCATTATATCGTGTCCACATTGATTTCGCCAGGTGCCTCGGCCTCGTCCCCGGCAGCCTCAAACTCAATGTCTTCCCCCGTTGTCTGCTTCTCGAAGAAATGCTCGTCAATCTGGCCTTCCTTCCGGAGTTTATTCACCTGCAGCGGATTCAGCGGCATCACGATCTCGTATGCCATAGTGCCCACCACGCCCGTCTCATTCAAGATCACAAACGATCCCACATCTACCCACGCATCCTTCTTCCCCCTACCCCGAATCGATCCCTTCATTGGCGCCTTGACAATCTCAAGACGTCCCTTTTCGAAATACTCTACTTCCATCCGCCCGTCACCCAGCTTCTTAGCCACTCTCCCAATATGAATCCCGTCAATATCCTCTTCGTCATAAATGTCAGAGAGGAGATTGTCGAACAGCTTCTTGTTCTTCTTCGATGTTGATGATTCCGAGTTTGATCCCTTCTTGTGCTTTGATCCACCTTGCATATTCTTTGGCATTTTGATGTAACTTGCTATTCCCTACTTGAAGAATTTCAGATCCGTTTTTGGGTGTTTACGCACGCTTGCCGCCCTGAATCGGGGAGTAGGCACGGAGGTAGGGCATTGCAGCCGCTGTGACGAACAGAGCAATCGCCAGCGTGACCGTAGCACCGATGACTTCGCCGATCTTGAGCTTGACGGGTCCTACCTGAACAGTCAGGCCGCCGACTCCCTCCTGTGCTTCCGGCATCAGAACAACGAGGAAGGGAGTAACTAGGTTCGAAATGATAGACTGGAAAAAGTCCTTGAGCGCTCCACCGACAAAGATCGCTACGGCAAACGTTAGGAGGAGAGACTGGTTGCTCATTTTGGTTTGTATTCTTAGAAGACTATTTCTTGGATGCCATGCGTGTCTGATACTGCCGCACGTGCTTGGAGGATGGTCGTCCCTTTTTGTCCTTCGCCTTATCCGCTTTCTTCCTGCGTCCTGATGTAGGTTCGTCCATGTTTATCTCGGTATGCTCTGGAATACATCTGACCCTTCTGTAATCCGTTTTCCAGATGGAACGAGCACCGGACCCCGTCCTTGGGGGCTCGGCGGCAGTAGTGGACATCACAACTCCCTCCCCTCAGCGTGGTGAGAACATACTCAGGGGTGCTTTGACACAGTCCCATTTCTCTTTACTTGATTTACTTCTTCTGCGTTCCGTTTTTACGACGCCGAGTCCTCCGACGACGAGCACCCATACTCGGCATCATCTGGGGTGGTCCACTATCACGCATCTCCTCCATACTATTCTTAAAAACCGCAATCGCCCGATCATCGTCGGTGAACTTCCGCCGCTGTGCAGCAGTAGCAGTAGCAGCAGCATCCTTACGCGCATGCTTCAGATTTTCCTCCGCCTCCCTCCTCTTCCTGTCCCCCATCTCCCCTAGCGTCTCTCCACCACCCGAAACAGGCTTGCTTAATCTAGCCGCCGTAACAGTCACGGGTCCATCCATGACTGACATGTCATCCGGAGTGAACTCATACAGAATCTGTGTGATCTTACCCTTCACCTGGACTGGTTTGAGAAACTCCCGACTCTGATACCTATGCATCATGACGTCTCCAACCTTAATATCCGACATTTGTTTATCGCCACATGTTATTTTGCCTACACTCTCAAAGTCTGATAAGAGGACGAAACAAACGTCGGTATCCCGAAAATCCTTCCCAGCGCTTCACGGTCCGAAGGGGACAGTGTGACGTGCGGATCCCCGATCTCGATCTTCAGTTTCAGGTCTCCGAACCCACCCCCCTTCCTCGGCATCCCCCCACCTGCCATCGTCAGCACCTTGCCTCCAATAACAGGCCCTCCCTCCCACCGATATACCGGCTTTCCACCGCTCGGATGCTCGTCAAACACCATCTCAAACCCCAGGATGGATTCCGCATATGTGATTTGGTGAGTATAGTGCAGATCATCACCGTGCCATTCAACCCTGCTCTTTTCCAGCTGGAGACATACCACAATATCACCAGCGGTCTCACATTCGGGCGTCTCCGAACACTCGCCTTCAAACATGATGCGCTCTCCATCACGCATCCCGGAAACAATCTTCGCAGTAATCGTGCGATCACGTTCTATCATTCGCTTTCCTCCACACCCCGAACACCCCGTCGAATTCCCAGTCTGGCCCTTGCCAATACAAGCTCCGCACCGTACCTGCGTCTGCATCATCATCGGACCCATCTGCTGCACTACTGTTCTAGCTCCAGTTCCTCCACATGCCCCACAGGTCGAATACGAACTCAAACAATCACGGCATTTCCGTATCTGCTTGAAATTCATTGAGACCTCAAACCCTCTGTAAAAGTTCTCCAACTTCAAGCCTACATTCACAAGATTGGACGGGCCTTTGGTGCTGCGTTGTTGCTGCTGTTGGTGATGCATTCCTCCTCCCCCGCCAAACATGTTCGCAAATATATCCGAGAACGGAAACCCCGTCGGTGCACCCTGGTGCTGCTGATGTTGTTCGTTCGTTGACCCTGTCATATCATACATCTCTCTCCGCCTTTCATCCGTCAGAACCTCATGTGCTTCCTGGATCTCCTTGAACTTCTCTGGATCTCCCCCCTTGTCTGGATGGTGCTCTCTCGCAAGATTGCGATAGGCTTTCTTGATCTCCTCGGGGGTCGCATTCTTTTGAACCCCGAGTCGTTCGTAGAGTGACATCTTATTCTTCCTTAATCTTTCCGCCGTCCACGTAAAACGAAAAAATAGTCAAGGAGGAGGACAACAGACCAATGCTGCCCCCTCCTCCCCCGTCGTTTGGATATTTAGTGAGGCAGACGGCCGAACCCCGTTATTCGGCCCCCCTTGAACTCTACTATCAAGTCAGACATATCGTATTCACTAAATTTCCGTCCTGGTTGACGAAAAAACTATTTCCTCAACCGGTATACTACATTGACGATTTCACTCCGAAATAGCATCCAACCATGGCCCCGCCTCATCGTTACCGATATTCAACTCTGCCATCAAAGCAGTCGCAGCTTTGAACCGCTCTTCTACATCTTCGATCTTCGCAATCTCCGCCATTTTTGTCTGGAGAATCAACCCCTTCGGAATCTCCTGCTGGAACGCCTCGTCGAACCCTACCATTACGTTGGTAAGACGGTTGATATGTCCATCACAACACATACTATAAGACTCGGCACACTCCTGCTGCAGCCGTTTCATCAGTTCCCGCCGGGTCTCCTTGCTTTCAATTAATGCGATCCTGGCGATCAGATGATCCAGTGTCTTGCGATACATCCAATCTCCTGGTGTACGACACGTTTCGGTGTCATACCATTTCTGCATATCGACGTATATCCTCTCGTCGATAGACTTGTACATCTTTCCCCACGTCAACTTGATTGATTCCATTGTCTTTTGGCCCTCGGACACTGGAGTCGCAAGTAAGATGGCGAGATTCTTCCGGTGTTGTTCCGTGACAGGTCTCGTATGTATGCTCTGGGTATCTAGAGCAATCCTCTGTAGTTCCGTGAGGGGGGCAAGTTGGTGAGCCTGCCGGATCTCTTCCATCACCGCCCACACAATCTCCAACGTGGGCGTAGTATCCCCTGCGAGCGTAAGCACTCTCGTGACAACCTGATATGTATTGATGATAACATTATCCCGCCGCATTTCCGACCAGAACGCCCATAGTTCCGTCGCAAAGTTCCGATGGACCTCAATTCGTCTGCGATAGAGCGCCTGACGCTCGGCAGCCAGCGTTCGCTGACGGTGGTGTGCTGTACACTCGTTATGCTGGCTGTCGGCATTCTTCCTGTGATCACACCTCCGAGAGATACCAGAGTTTCCACGAATGATATAAATGCATCGCTCGGCGTCGGGGATTTCGGGTTTGGGAGGACGGGGTGCGTGCACTCCGCAAACACCTCCAGTCTTTGCTGCTTTTGTACACGGAAGCCCGGTCTTTCTCACTGTGGCAGAACATACGGGCATTCTAGTTGCCTTTGTCTTCTCCTCATAGAATTGAATCCGTTTTCCTCTCGCAGAATCGGAATTGAAAAAGACTCTAGTCCTTTTCTTTTTTGTTTTTGTTTTGGTTTGCTTTCAGAAACACGCAACCTTGCAGATATACGCACCCATCATCAGCGCCGTCATTGCCACCATGATCGCCAGCTTGAAGTCCGACCACAGCCGACTCTCCTTCTCCTCCACCGACTCCACCGAGCTCGTTGACTCCGCATCATCCTCGACCTCCGGCGTCGGATTCGGTGAGTCCGGCTCCGACATGTAGTCCTTCATGTACTCCGCCAGCGTTCCCACCAGCGGCTTAGCCGTCTCGTGAACGAACGCCTGCTTTTCCTTCTCCCGCTCCTCCAGCCACTCGGCGTGTGCCTGGTGATTGCCCGCACATCCGCACGAGCAGAGGCCGTAGTCGAGCGTGCAGTCCGAGCAGTCGCACTGCGTCCCATCGAAGCCGTGGGGGAGGAGCGGCTTGAACTCGCAGTTCGTGCCATCGCACGATGCGTCGTAGCAGTTGTTGGGGCATACGATCTCCACATTGAACTGCATCGCCGTGCCGTCAGCGGTGTAGTCCCGCCATGCGTTGTTCATAAACTGCCGTAGCTCGTAGTTGAGCGCTGTCAGCATGTCGCCCTTCGTGAAGAACGCCAGACCCGTGATGCGGATCTTCTCCTCGGGGATGTTCAGAATCTTGGACAGCACCTCTGTCGTCCCCATAAAGTCGGGATACCAGAGATACAGCGGCGACCCGTCAGGGAACTGGTCGACCTCCACCCGGACCTCACCCGTCTCCGGCAGCCACTCCAGCTCGTAGCGGTAGACCCCGCCCACCGTCACCTGAGCCAGCTGCCGAACGTCCTCCTCCTGTGCATCACGCACGCACCGCTCGCCCGTCGTCTCCGCCTCCCGCATCTCCTCCTGGAGGTCACGCTCGTACTCCTCCGCCAGGTCGTACTCCTTGTCAAGCTCCGCCTGCTTGTCCTTCCAGTCCAGATAGGTTTGATAGTCCTGATCGTAGTTGCTGTGCTCAAAGATGCTCATGATAGATGT